GGTAAAAGCCCTTTTACTTATATGGGCATGCCTGCTGTTTTGGAGTATTCAGAAGACCCTAAAGACTGGAAGACGCTCTGGCCAAAATCGGACATTGCGTGGGATGGCGATGATGAGGTACCTGACGAAGAAGGACTCTTCCCGAAATGGGACGGACTAACATTAAAGAGAAGACGCAGTGAGGTAACACCATCAACATGGGCCTTAGTGTATCAGCAGGAGGATGTCGAAGAAGATTCTATCTTCCCACCCGCTTTGGTGCAAGGCAGTACTAATGGTTTAAGAAAGAAGGGTCCGTTGCGCCAAGGCGCGGTGGGACATCCGACTAACGTAGAAGGTTACACAATTATTGGATTTGACCCTGCTATGGGAGATAAAGCCCATGCTGGTTTTGTAGTTATTACTTACAACAGAATAGATTCTAGGATATATGTTTTAGATTGTATTAACATGGGTGAACCTAATCCCCAAAAAATTAGAAGTACGATAGAAGAACTTGTAATAAAATACAAGCCACAAGAATTAAGAGTAGAAATTAACGCCCATCAAAAAGCATACTCTTTAGATGAAGACTTACGACAATGGCTTAGCATGCATGGTGCAAGACTTGAATCTCATGTTACTAATAAAAATAAGTGGGACGCAGCATTTGGTGTAGCATCTATGTCTACCCTATTTGGAACTATGCGAGAAGAAAAATTCCAAAAGAATAATATGATTGAACTACCATCTACTACTGATTCTGAAGGACTTAAGTCCCTTACCCAGCAGTTGATAACTTGGAAACCTAACACTAGAGGTAAGACTGACTGTGTTATGGCACTATGGTTCGCTGTGCTTAGAGCACGGGAGTTTATGCAACAAACAAATCACTTGCAAAAGTTTTCATCTAATCGATGGACAACTCGTGCACAATCAGCACAAAGATATACAATCAACTTAGATGAAGCCTTTTCAGAACAATGGGCTGACCAATATGGATAGGACTTAAATGTTATCAGTATCCCAAATATCTGCAAGGGTAGAGTCTTTACGCTCACGTTCAGTAGACCGAGACCGTAGACAACTAGACGTCCTTGCTGTTCGTAAAGGACAGATATCACAGGTATACCCTGAGTTCTTTCCAGAGGGTGTAGATGCCAACGTAGTAGCAAACTTTATTGACATTGTTGCCCGTGACCTATCTGAGGTAATGGCTCCACTACCAGCAATAAATTGTTCTGCAGCCAATCAGGTATCTGATAGAGCAAGAACCTTTGCTGATAAGCGTACTCGTATTGCAACAAATTATTTTAGTAATTCAGATTTACAAGTACAGATGTATCAAGGTGCAGACCAATACATCACATTCGGTTTCGTCCCATTCATCATTGAATTAGACGAAGAAGCAGGGCTGCCACGTATACGCATAGAAAGTCCAATTGGGGCTTACCCAGAATTTGACCGCTATGGACGTTGCATTGCCTTTGCAAAAAAATACTCACTTACACTTGCTGAACTAGTTTCACAGTATCCTGAGTTTGAAATCCAACTATTAGGTGCTGACCGTTATGAGCAGAACCTAGATGCACGTATTGACCTTATTCGTTATTACGATAAAGAACAATCAACCATCTTTATTCCATCACGGAATAATCTAGTTCTATCTCAAGCCAAAAACCCACTTGGTAAAATGCAAGTGGTAATAGCAAAACGTCCATCAGTAGACGGTGAGATGCGTGGTCAATTTGATGACGTACTAGGTATCCAACTGCTTCGCAACAGGTTCGCATTACTTGCGATGGAAGCAGCAGAGAAATCAGTACAGGCACCAATTGTTGTACCAGGCGATGTTCAAGAACTACAGTTGGGTGGAGATGCAATCATCCGCACCAACTCACCTCAAGGTGTGCGCCGTGTAGATTTAAATATTCCACCAGGTGCATTTACTGAACAACAAGTATTACTTAATGAGTTGCGCACTGGAACACGTTATCCAGAATCAAGAACTGGAAACATAGATGCATCAATAATCACGGGACAAGGCGTTCAAGCGCTTATGGGTGGTTTTGATACACAAGTTAAATCAGCCCAAGCAATCTTTGCTTCTGCTCTTAAAGATGTTATCTCTATCTGTTTTGAGATGGACGAAAAATTATTTAACTCTACAAAAACAATTCGTGGTGTAGATGCTGGTTCACCTTACTCACTTGAGTACACACCATCAAAAGATATTAAAGCAGATTACACAGCCGATGTTCGCTATGGCATGCTTGCTGGTCTTAACCCAGCGCAGGGACTTATCTTCATGCTACAAGCACTTGGTGGTAAATTAATTTCTAAAGATATGGCTATGCGTGAGTTACCATTTGGTATTAACGTAACTCAAGAACAAGAAAAGATTGAAATAGAAGATATGCGAACTGCATTAATTGGAGCAATGCAGGCTTACTCTCAAGCAATACCGCAAATGGCAGTCCAAGGACAAGACCCAACCGAAATTGTTAAAAAAATAGCAGAGGTTATTAAGGCACGTCAAAAGGGTAGAACCCTTGAAGATGCAATAGAAGACATCTTTGCACCAGAATTGCCTCCTGCTGGCGAACAACAAATGGTTGAGCAAACGTCCCCTGCTCCCGAGCAGCCAGTAGGAGGTCCTACTCCAATGCCGCCACAGGGTCAAGAGGCTACTCCAGATATTCAAAGTTTACTTTCTAGTTTAAGTTCAACTGGTAAAGGAACGGCTAGTGCAAGGCGTGTAATTAGACGATAAGTTAAAAGGGGACTATGACTGCAATCGTTGGTGTACAGGGAAAAGGTTGGGCTGTCTTAGCAGCAGACTCAATGACTACATATACAGATAAACCGTATGTAGCAAAAGGATGCGATAAGATAGTTAAGGTTAATGAATATCTAGTTGCAGTAGCAGGTGATGCTATAGCAGGAGATATTCTTAATAACCTATGGCAACCACCTAAAGTAATTAAAACACAAGACCCAGATAGATTTATGATGATTAGAGTATTACCATCTATAAAACAAACTCTAACTGAAGCAGGTTATGACCCAGCACCAAAGAATAAAAACGATGATGATGCTGGATGGGATGCATTAATTTGTTTTAATGGAAAGTTATATCAAGTTAGTGATGACTATGGATATATGCGAGATGATAGAGGTTTATACGGAATAGGCGCAGGTGGGGGATTAGCCCTTGGCGCATTAGCAATGATGGAAACAGAAACAAAAACACATGCCAAAGCATCAGGTGCTGTTAAGAAAGCAGTGCATGTAGCAATTCAATATAATGTTTGGTGCGGTGGACCAGTTCATGTTAAAACACAATTTACTAAGTAGGAGGAAGTGTGGCACAGCAAGGTGGATATAGAAAACCGAATAACCCAGCCCCAATATCAGGCCCTGGCGCTCTTAGTCAACGCACTGACGGGGGCGGCACACAACCCGCAACCTACGTTCCAGGATTACCATATGGACAAGGACAAGAAACTTATAACAACCAAGTAGCAGCGCCTATGGCTGGCAATCCAATTCCACAAATGGAAATGCCAACACCATTAATGGCACCTACTGCACGTCCTAATGAACCCATTACCTCTGGAATTAATATAGGTGCTGGACCTGGCTCAGAAGCAAAGCCAAAACTGCCTAATCCTTCATACACAATTCAAGATGTAATTAGAAATTTAATACCATACGACCCATCTGGTGAGGCTGAACTAATATATAGAAGTTTACTAGACGAAGGGTACTAATGGTATATCGTCTTAACCCGATAGTAGCCAAGGCTAGTCCAAACCTTTATGCCGCTGCTAAATCTGCAAATATTCCTATGGAACAAGGAAGTCAATTAGAACAGTTTAGTTGGACTGTTGAGAAAAACAAAAAACTAAACCAATTATCTATTGATGAAGCACGTAAACAATTTGAGGGACTAGACCCTAGTGCTCAAGAAAAATTAAAGTTTTTATTTCCAGATTCAGATTATCAATTAGCAGAACCAGGTGCTAGTAACTATGTTACTGGTGCAATAAAAACTGGATTCAATGTTCTTAAGAGTCCATTGGTTTTATTATTTAAGACTGCAGGTGTTTTTAATAGAGTAATTAACACACCTTACCTACTAGCACGTCAGGCTTCTCAAGGTGAGGGTTTATTTACCAAAGAATCATTTAGTGATGCATGGGATGGGCGCAGAGTTTATGACCAAGGTGCATTAACAAGTGCTCAAGATTATTTTGGTGTTGAAAAAGTAGAGATAGCAAAAGGTTTAATTGCTGGTAAGAAACCAGGAGAAATTATTGCTGCCGCTGGTGGTACAGTAAACGCAAAATTACTAGATGCTTTGGAAGAAGCATATAATAATCCAGAATCATTTCAACAAGTTATGGATGGCGTTAAATTTGCACAGGTATCTCCAGGTAGAGATATTAGCCGTGCTACTGGGATACAAGGTATCTCTGGCCCTATAGATTTTATATACCAAATTGCAGTTGACCCATTAACTTATATTACTGGTGGTGTAAGCGCTGCTATTAAAGGCAGAGTACTTGGTATGGCTAATCAAACTGGTACTCAAATGCGTAAGACTATTGAGCAGTTTGGTGTTGCTGGAGTAAGAGACATATTCCGTGATAACAAAGATGTAGTTAAGTTATGGGATGACCAATTAGGTCCTGCAATTGCAAAACTTAATGATGAATCAGATTCAATTGCTAAAATTGGAATACGTAATGATATTAAAAGACGTTTTCCTGGCTATAACAATGATGAGGCTATTGATTTCTTAGAAAGAAACAATGTTGTTAATGCTAGTCGTGCTCAAACAGTTTTTACAAATGTTGATAATCTATCTATGTTTATGGCTGGCAGGGTTGACGGTGCTCAGTTCTTCCGCAATGGTATAGCAACTGCACGTAACCAACGCAGATTAACTACTGGTGCTCAAAAAGCACTAAGTAATTTCTTAAATCCTTCATCTGGTACTACTAAAGAGATTGCTCAGTCAGTTGATGAAATATCAAAGTCACTTGTTAAGGCAGGTTCTGCCCGTGAGGCTGAGTTAATAGGTTCAGAAATAGCAGACTTTGCAAAATTTAGTCGTAAAAACATAAAAGAAAAAGTTTCTCTTCTTGCAGCACGTACTCCACAAAATAGAGAGATTAAACTTAATGTTACTGATAGCAATCAGTCTATTAAAACTGCAAGTGTCTTTAGAGATACAGCACGTCAGGTATTACCAAAGGATTTATCAGAGGCTTTAACTGTTAAGTTTATTAACTCTGATGCAAATGACCAAGTTGCCATGCTTCGCAGCCTTGATTATGCAATTATGCAACGTTTAGGTCTTGAAGGCATAGAAAAGGGTAGAGAATATATAAAGAAAACCCTTGATGAAAAATATGGTTCTTCAGTTGGAGTTGCAGTTACTGAAAAATTAGATGTTCCCATAGGTTTTGAAAACATTTTATCTAAGTCTGGCGTTAAACAAGAAGGTAATGCAGTTAAGTATGACTCACAAGGCATCATTCACCCATTTCAAGAGCGTGGTGCAATATCTACCCTTGATTACCAACAACTAGCACAGTATTCTTATGAAGCAAATAGAGGAAAATTAGTTTCTGCTATGTTTGGTGGCGCTACTCAAAGCGCTCAAGCAACTGCACTTGTTAACTTCTGGTCTATCTTTACACTTTTCCCACGTTTGGGTATACGAAGCAGTATTGATGAAGGTTTTATTTACTATCTGACTGCACCTGCTAAGGATTTATTCCAATACATGGACCGTAAAGGTCACAGAATGGGCAGAATTGCTGCAGCATACTCTGGTTCTAAGAGTGGTGAACAGTTAAGAGTTAAGATTGCCAGAAAATTAGGCAGAAAAACTCCTGCTGATATGTATGATAAAGATGCAAGACTAGCAATCATTAGTGATTATGCTAATAGTATTGGAAAACAACCTGATGAACTATCATCTTTAGAGCGTAAGTTTGCTCAGGCTGAATATATTACTGAGGCAATGAACCGTAAAGGTTTTCTTGGTAAACTAAATGAACAAGAAGTTCAATTTTTAATACAGGGATTAACTTTAAACTCACAATATCTAACAGCAGGTACTAGGTCTATTGCTGCAGGTGCAAGCCTTGTTGGGCGGCAATCAGCAGAGGTAACTGAGCAGTTAGTTAACATGAGCAATCTTGATGTAGCCGTAGGTCTTTTCCCAGATTTAGCGCAAGGCGCAACTGGACAAAGAATAGACACAGAGAAGTTAGCCTCACTTCAATATCTTGCAGGTCGTGGTGTTTCTTTAGTTCACTTTGAAAACTTTGTGCAACGTTTCTATGGTAATACTAGACAGAACGTAGGTATTGGTGAGAACTTTAAGTTCAATCCAGTTGCTGCATTTGTTGCTAGTAAAGGTCTAAGAACAGAGCGTGACTTTGTTGGTGCTAAAACTTACCTATTAGAAAACGTAGGCTTAAGAAAAAATACAGATTTATTAGGTCAGTTTGATGAAGATGTAATACCTTCATTAGATATAAAGATTACACACTCAGTTAAAGACCCAGAAGCATTAAAGAGTTTCTTGGGTATGACAGCCCATACTAGTGCTTTGCGTTTGCAAGGACTAGATGATATGGAAATTGCTGAGGTATTAATAGACCGTGTTTTATTGGATATGCGTCAAACCTTTCATGGTAGCGCAGATGGATTCAATGAAGGATTATTCAATAAGTTTAAATCTCTTTACGATGATATAGTAAAAGAAGAATTAGATACTGGAAATAGAATATCTAACAAGGCTCAAAAGGCAGCACAAAAAATAACCTTTGAGCAGTTTGAAGAGTTAACTAAAGGATTCCAACCTAAGGGCAAACTGTTTACTACCCTTGAAGGTCCAGGTATTTCCGATATGGAAACTGCTTATTCCAAACTAGGCAACGGTATGATGGAATTAATGGATAACCAAGTAACAGGTATCCTACGCCAGCCAGTAGTAATGATTAAGTACCTAGATGTACGCAAAAATTATGCTGCATTAGAGAAACAAATGGCTACAAAACTTTATCTAGATAAACTAAAAGAGTATCAAGATGAGGGTAAAGTTATTGGTGATAAGGTTAAATCAGCAATTAAAGAAGATACATTACAGCATGCTCAGAAACTTGTAACAGAAATATCTGTTCAAGAAGCAGCAGATTCTGTATTAAAGTTTGTTGATAATCCTAATGTTAGAACTAACTTTGCTGTATCAGTACGTAATACTGGTCGTTACTACCGTGCTACTGAGGATTTTTGGCGCAGAATGTATCGTCTGAAAGATGTAGCACCTAGAGTTTTATTCCGTATGCGCTTAACACATCTTGGTTTAGATGCTGCTGGTGGTGTATACAAAGATAATAATGGCGAACCGTATATCATGATGCCAACAGATAATGTTATATTTGGTGTTGTAGATAGAACAGTACGTGCATTAGGACCTGGTGAAGAGAGTTTCCAACAACCAAAGTTTAATGAATTTACATTTAGACTAACCTTGGCTAACCCTTCATTCAGCCCAGATGCTGGTATGCCTACACTATCTGGACCTATTGGTGCCTTAAGCGTAATAACTATGAAGTCTTTGCTAGGTAAAGTACCAGCAACAAAAGAGTTATCAGAAGAATTAGACAACTATGCCTTGGGTGATATAGGCGATGGTGTAACAATAATGCGTGCTTTAGTTCCTTCTTCACTGCAAAAACTATATTCAATAGTACCTAAAGATGAGAAGGATAGGCAAGAATCAACTGCTGCTATGCAGGCTATTGCCTACAATCAAGCCTTTAATACTGATGAAGATATGGCTAAGTACTTAGACCCTAATGCATCAGCACAGGATAAGTATAACTACTTAAAGCAAATTAGAATATCTGCTCACAACGTAGTTGTAATGCGTAACATTCTTGGTCTATTCTCACCAATAGCACCATCAGTTCAAGAGAGTGTTAATCTTCCAGATTACCTTAAAGAGGTTGGCATAACAGGGTTACGTCCAGAATTTTATGACCTAGTAAATGCAGTAACTCAGAAGTATAAGGGTGATATTCAAGACCCATATGAGTTAGCAGTTGCTACATTTGTGGGTAAGAATCCAGGTAAGTTAATCTATACAGTTGCTCGTAATGAGAAGCAAACTAACGTAGTCATTCAAAAGACTAAGGCTGTTAAGTCTTGGGCTATACAGAATGAAAGCATTGTTAAAAAGTATGGTGAGGCAGCCTGGATATTTGCACCTCATGTTGGTGAATTTGATGCCCCTACATATGCATATCTGGAGGCAGCAGGATTACTTAAAGATAAGTCTTTAGATGCATACTACCTAGATGTTTTGGTGGCTAAAGATAAGCAAGCCTATTACGATATTGGTAAAGAAGAAAAAGAATTCCTGAAGTCAACACCTAGTATCAGTGCTCGTACTGCAAAGATTGCTGAATCAACAAGACAGCGTGCTTTGCTTAAGATGTCTAACCCATTACTAGAAGCAGCACTTGTGGCTGGTGGTAATGAAGTAGCAACAGAACTAAACATGCTATCTAATCTTGAAGAGATAATCAAAGACTCATCTGTTAGTATGCCAGTTGGAACACGTCAGAGACTAGCAATGGTTACATCTAGAATCCGTCAGTTTGTATCTTTGTCTAACGATGCTTCACTTCGTGAGGCAGAGAACTTTGCTGATATTAAAAGAAATTTCAAGAATGAAGTAGAGAACTTGATTGCAAGCCTAAGTAGCGGAGACGCTATTCTAACAGAAGCAAGTAGAGCAATATTTAAATCAATTCTTGGCTACTACTCCCGTGATACCTATACCGCTAAAGCATACAAAGGATACTAATGGCTGAATCAAGAGCAGAACGTGAATTAAGAGATAATAGAAGAAGTCTTGAATCATTAAATTCTCGTGACTTGGGAACCATGGAACTTCAAAGACGTGCCATGGCTACTTGGGAAAATGATGACAGACCAAGTGCTATTACAAGATACAATGCTGCAAAGGCTAGATTAGAAGAATTAGATGCTCAGGTTACTGCACGTATTACTGAAATAGAATCAATTAACACTCAGTTACTTACTATAGAAGATACTAAAGCAAAAGAAAAAAGAACTAAACAAATTGAAGATAAACAAAAAGAATTAAAGACTGCACAAGATACTCTTCAAAGAGATAAAGCCACAAAATTAGAAGCAGAAATTAAAGCCTTACAAAACGCACAGATAGTTGCAGATGGTGGCACTTCTGGTATGAAACCATATGAGGGTGATAATGAATTTGTAAGAGATGTTAATGCTAAGGGTTTAAAGGTAACAAGAAACCCTGAAGACGGTGGTAGTTGGGTTAGCGGTACAGAGGGTGACAGCCAAGTTCAACAATATATATACATAGGACCTGAAACTAAGGTTCCATTATTTATGAAAGAAAAGCCTGGCCAACTTGTTAATGATTATGCACCTTCTACATCTGATTTTGACGGAGTAGCAAAAAGAGTTATACAAGATTCTATTAAATCTCCCCGTGGATTAAAAGGTTTATTTGATGACCTAAGAGGTGCTGGTCTTAGAATTACTCAAAAAGATTACAATAGACTTGATACTACTAGTGTTAGTTTTGGCCAAGCCTTGGCTTATGCTTTGCAAAAACATACCAAAACAATGGTTAATGATTTAGAACAAAATAAAAACATTACGCCAAAATCTTTCTTTAAATACATACAGGAAGACCTTAAAGATTCAGGTGTAGGTGGACCTAAGGTATCTTACGATGAGTATGTAACTAAAGTAGATGAAGCAGAATCTGACCTAAATAGATTTTTTGTAGAGTATCTAGGTAGAGGTGCTACAGATGAGGAACAAAAAAAATACTATAAAGAATTAAGAGCATTAGAAAAGAAGAATGCTCAGGTTACTACTCAAACTGAAACAGATTCTGGTGGTACTTCAAGAAGAGTTACTGGCGAATATCAGTTAGATGCTGAAGATATACTTCAACTACAACGTAGTATTGCTGGTAAAGCACTTGATGGTTCTGATATTGATGTAGTACTAAAAGGTGGTAGCAAGGCTGCTCAAGATGTTAATAGTACACTAGCCTATGCTAAGAGGTATGGCATAACATTAAGTAATAAAGATGCTTTAAAATATGTATCAACATCATATCGAAACAATGATAAAGATACAAGTAAAATTAATGCAAAATTACTTGCTATATCTAAGGCTACCTATTCTAACCTATCAGATGTTCTATCTGAAGATGTTGACCTAGACGATTTATCTGCCAACTATAAATACACAATGCGTCAGATTCTAGAAATACCAGAATCACAAATTGATTCATTAAATCCAACTATTCAAATGGCACTTAAGAATAACGGAAACAAAGGAGCGATGAACTTGACTGATTTTGAACGTGCTCTTAAGAAGGACCCACGTTGGGGTGAGACATCAAATGCCCTAGAAACCGCTGCAGGATATGCAAATAATATTCTGCGTAACTTTGGATTGATAGCATAATGGCACCTAAGAAACCAACAGCATCTAAAACTTCCTATAACATTCCTGCAGTTATTGCTAAACCTGCAATT